CAGGCACGGTTGACGCAAATGGCAACGATGTGTACACCGAGAAGAACGTCATTGTTCCCAATTGCATATTCCAGCCTGGGTCAAGTTCTGAGAACCTTGTGTTCGCCGACCAGACAAACACTACTGATACAATCTATATGCCTTCCGGTACTGACGTAACATATCAGGATGCCGTCATCTATAATGGTGACAAGTTTGAGATTACCGGCATCCCTAGTGAATGGACTTCTCCATTCTCCGGTCGTCAATCCCCGATACGAATGAATGTGAACAAGATTACGGGGGTGGCGTCCTGATGTCTAGTGCTAGCTATACGCCGGATCGTCATGGAATTGGCCAGATGCTCAATTCTGAGCCGATGCGTGTAGCGATGGAGGTTCATGCTGACGAGATCAAGATGCGTGCTGAGGTCATAGCGCCTATCGACGTCAGGAGCCCGCATCCTGGTCGGTACAAGGCGAGCTTCCACGTAAAGTCGGAGCTTAACGGAGGTGTTACGCGCGATAGGGCGCAAGCTATTGTGTACAACGACGCGCCGGAAGCGTTCTATGTAGAGTTTGCTCACTGGGGCGCGGAGCCTGAGCATATCCTAGCCCGCGCCGCATTCAGAACGCTGAACGGGTAGGGTGTGCGATGACTAATATATCCGTATTCCCGGACCCGGAAACAATGTTGATGTACGCGCTACGTCCGCAGAATCCCTCAACCTGGCGTTTCGTGACGATAATGCCGGCGACGAACCCTGACATGATCACGGTGCGTATCCGGCGTACTGGTGGTGGGAACCGCAATATTGGAATTGATCGTCCTACTGTTGATGTCGATGTGTTCGGCCCTAAAGCTCAAGTGGGAAATGTCTCCGTTGCTGCGCGGACAGTTCAATCACAAATTCTGTCGCTCATGAGCGCCGTCGTACCGAATGGAGTAATTCAGCACACCAGCACGATAACAGGACCGCGTCAATTTCCGGAGGTAAACCAGAACTACGTTCGCTATTCCGCAACATATGAAATGCAAATACATTCCTAGGAGGGAATGAAATGGCTGAAGAGAAGTCCGCGTCCGCGACCCACACGAGGTCAAGCCGCGATGCAGCAACGACGTATGACCTGCCCGTACCCTTCGGCGGCCTGCCGGCACCCGGCACCGGACCCTACAAGGACGACACCCTGCTCTACGCGGCCGGTGACGTCGTCGCCTGGCTCGGGATACCGAACAGTGCGAAGCCTCCACTGGCGTTCGAAGATCCGTCGACGCTCGGAACAACCGGGAACGAGTACGTGTGCCTTGGCTGGGTGGACGTCGCCGGGTACATCTTCAAGCTCGACGAGACCATCAAGGACATCCCAGCCGCCGGGATTCTGACTCCGGTGCGCTCGATCCTCACCGGCGGCGTCAAGACGGTCCAGGCGACGTTCCTGGAGGCGCTCAACCCGTACGTCCGGGGGCTGTATGACGATGTGTCGGTCTTCCCGCTCGCAACGTCGCCGCTCATGCCGCCAGCTACGCCGGTCGCCCCGCTCGCGGCCAACCAGGTCGTGTACGTCCTGCCGGACCCACCGGCCGACAACAGGTACTCCCTGATCTTCGACAGCATCGACGGACTCAAGCGGCAGCGCCTGTACGCGCCGTTCGCGAAGGTCACCGCGCGAGGCAACGACCAGGCCCAGCAGGGCGACATCGTCATGACGGACATGACGTTCACGTTCTATCCCGGCACCATCGGGGCCGTCACAAACGCCGTTGTCCAGCGCACGATTGACTACGGCCAAGACGTTTCGGCGTACTTCGCATGAGCACCGCATTCGACGCGGCGGAAGGGCCGCCAGAAGATGTCAGGGTCGATGTTGATCTCGATATGCTTGACGATGTACTCCGCAAGGAGTCGGTCGGCGAGTCAACGACGGTACGGCTCGACGGCAAGGTCGTGCATGTGTCGCACGCCAAGGACTGGTCGTCAACTGCGATGCGCGCGGCGTCGGCCGGGGACTGGGACACATGGGCGCGGGAGGTCATCGATGATGATGACGAGTTCCGCATCTGGGTCAACGCCGACCTACACAACTACCAGATCGAGGCCGTGTTCAATGAGTGCGGCCGACAGTCGCGGATGAACATGGGAAAATCCGGAAAGCGCTCTGGATCACAACGGAATTTCCAGAGGAGGTAGAGGCAGATCTACAGCGCTATTACGGCATAGCTCTATCTAGTCTTGGCGCGGATCTCTCGTGGCGTAGGCTGCTGGTGCTAGTCGATAATCTTCCACCGGAGGGTTCCTTGAATACTGCGATCAGGAATGTGACGCCAGAGGATCAGCTGGCTATGTCAGCGATGGATCCAGCGCGGGCTCCCTGGAGCACTCTTGAAACTCTAGTGGCCGGGGTTATCGATGAGATCCGGCAGCTGACCTGGATGTATGCCTCGGTACATTCCAAGTCTACGCCACAGAAGCCTGAGTTTGTCAAGCGGCCTGGTGTCAACAAGCGTCGTGGCCGGAAGCTCATGCGCATGAGTGATGTCCGGGCGCTAGACCCACGTCTCAAGGATATGACTGATGATGAGATCCGCGAGCTGATGAACAGCCCGGCCGTTGCGGGGGAGGCGAGTTGATGTGACCGACATCTTTGTAGGCAACGTCGCCGTCGGCGTAGTCCCTGATGCTCGCGGGTGGGACGAGAAGATGCGCCAGCAAATCGTCGAGCCTTCAAAGAGGGTTGGCGATGAAGCTGGCAAGGAGATGGGTGACTCGATCACCAAGAAGATGGGCGAGTCAGGGGACTCGGCTGGAGGTGCGTTCGAGAAAACCCTCAAGGCGCGGCTAAGGGTAGCGATGGATTCGCTACCCAAGGCTAAGCTTGATGCTGACTCAACCGAGGTAGACATCAAGCTTGAAGAGATACGTCTCAAGATTAAGGAGGTCCGCGATCAGGGAGTTATCAACACTAGGGAAGCCGCAGTAGATGTTGACCTAATCATGGCCGACCTTGTTCGCCTACAGCTGTGGGCTAAGGCTAACAAGATTGATATTCCGGTCGATGCCCAGTTCAACATGGACAAGGCAATGAAGACATTGTCTTCGATCCGAGGGGTCGGCCCGAGTGGTGCTACAACCGGTGGTCTTTTGTCCGGAGTAATAAGCAGGGAGATATCAGATCTCAATCGTACCGTTCACACGGTAGGTAACGTTGTATCTAGTGCAGGAACTGTTGCTGATACTGTTGCTGGTGCAGTCGGCGCGGTAACTGGTACGGGCGGTACGGCTTCGGATATCGTGAAGAATACCACGGGAGGTAATAAGTTTGTTGCCGGAATGATGAAAGAGTTCGGCATGCTCGGCGGTGTAAACAATATACAGTCCGTGGCCTCAAAGGGCGTATTCCGTACTATGACAAGGAGCATGACCGGAGACAATCCACTTGTCACGATGATGAGTATGTTCGGTATGGGCGGTGCCAACACTGTCCGGCAGTTCGGCCTCGGCCGGGCGCTGACTAGTAGCCGTCCAGGCGACAGTGCTATCATAACCGCGATGAAGACGATGGGCTGGGGCAAGGGTGCTATATCGAGTGTCTCAGATGTCGGCGTTCTTCGCAGTTTGATCAATAAGATCCCTGGATGGACGTCGGGCGCGGGAGCCCTGAAGAACATAGCAAACGTTTCCGGTATCGATGCCATTCCGGGCGGCACTCGGTTCGCCAATGCTATCATCAGACTTAGCGAGGCTAACAAAGACTATGCTAAGAAGATGTGGGACAATACAAAAGGATTTGCTGATAGTGTCACCAAGTTCAGTGATAGTGTTAGTAGCATCGTCAAGACAACCAGTACTGTCGTCGGGAGGTTCACAGGCCTGAGCGCGCTCGGTGGTGCGGCTGGGAGGGGTATCGGAAGAATCTTCGGCGGCGGCAAAGGTGGCGCTGGTGGAGTTGCTGAGCAGGATGTCCAGTCGCTACGTAAGTTGCTTGAGGCTGGTGGAGGTGGCGAGCTAGGTAGCTTGATAGGTGCGTCGCATGGCCCGGGCAGCACCGGAATGGAGAAATTCCTCAAGGAATTCTCCGGCGGTGGCGGAGATACAACTGCGCTGTTCAAGTTGCTAGGCATCAAGAGTGCCGAGCAAACGGCAAAGGAAATTGAGCAGGCGACAAAGTTCTTCGGCGGGAAGGGCCTTGGAGGGGATATTGGCAAAGCGATAGGTGGAGGTAGTGGAGACATTGGTGGCATACTCCAGGGCTTCGCAGCTGGAGGCGGGGATGTCGGCAAGCTACTCACAGAAGCTGGCGGAGCTGGCGGCGGTGGCGGAGGGGGTGGAGCTGCTAGTGGTGCTAGTGCATTGGGAGGGGCTGGGCCATGGGCGATAGGTGGCGGAGTCGCAGCGGGCGCGGTTGCGCTTCCGTTCATAGGTCAGACTCTTGCTGGTGGCGCGGTTGCTGGCCTCGGTGCGGGCCTAGCTGGTATGGGCATCCTTGGTGCCATTATGAGTGGCAAGCTTACTAAGCAATTCTCTAACTTCGCTGGTGGTGCCAAGAAAGATTTCATTTCAATTGGCCAGCCTATGATTCCGGTGATACATGACGTCTTGAGTACTGCTGCCCGCGTCATGGCTGTGATGACTCCGGTCTTCAAAATGGCTGAGAAGATCATCTCCCCGTCACTTGAGAAGTTCGTCAATACCTTGCTCAAGGCGTTCGGAACCAAGACTGTTCAGAATTCGATCACAGCCGTAGCATCCGCGTTTGGCAAGCTCTTGGATGCCATGGGGCCAAATATCGGTGTGGGCATTGCAGCTCTTGCTAATTCGATTGCGCAAATGGCTAATGAAGTTGCAAAGCACCCGAAGGAATTCGCTGACTTTGTCAGGTTCATACTTAGCATCCCTGAAGCTATCGTTGTGGCTCTCGTTTGGCTCACAAAGATCGCCAATTGGATCGAGTCTAACTGGTCCCTGATATGGAAGCTGGCCGGATACTGGTTCAATGCCTGGACTGTTGGCATCAAGATTGGCATCATCGAAGTCGTAACAATCTTCAAGGTGCTCGGCGATCTTCTGGGCGGACATTGGAGCAAGGCCTGGCATGATCTGCTCGCTGGCGGCAAAGCAATATGGAACGTCATCAAGAAGGAAGCACTCATGTTCGTCTCGGACATGGTTGCTATTTGGCAGTTGTTCTGGGCCCACACGAACCAATGGTTCAAGAGACTTGGGCATGACATAGCCGCGCACTTTGATGAGATCCGGCATGACTTCGCTCAATGGGGCGATGACGTAGTTACCTGGTTTATCCACTTGTGGGGAGACATCTACGGCGGAACAATAGGCGCGCTCATACGGATGTGGAGTCATGTAACGCAATTGTTCGACTCCGCGCGACACAATATAGCTCATTGGTTCGATTCCCTAAAGCATGATATCGATTCTGCCTGGAACTGGATCTACTCGCATACCATAGGTACGATAATCCGGATGTTCCAGCATGGGGTAAATGCCTTTGCGCAATTCAGGAAAGATGTAGTCAAGGTATTCGACAATCTGAAGAAGGATATCAAGGCTGTATGGGACTGGTATTACAACAACATAATTGGCACAGTGATTCGGATCGTAACCGA